AGATCGCTTTCCAACGGTATTAAAAACTGGTTGGTTTTGAGTAGCCGAAATTTGCGGGTTCTCTTCTCTTGCGTAGCGTTCGATCTCTTCTTTCGCTTCGGGTGAAAGTTTGCGTTTACGATAGGAAACAACCCTGTCAACTGAAATGTGGGCAACATTGACGTAATCATTGTTTACTTCCCGGTTTTTGTCACAAACGGATATCCCGTTTCCAAGGTGACAGAACATTAAATCTTCTTTCATGTGTGTGTGGTTGATTAAATTAATATTATACCCAAAAAGGCACTCATGTAGTATGAATACCTTTCGGGTGTTTCTTTCGTGTCAAATCCTAGTTCCCTGATCAATCGTAACCTTGTCTGGAAAATAAAGTCTGAACCTGTGTTTCTGGAAGAATAGCTATACATCATTTCCTAATATTAAAAGTTACGGTTTGCATACACAAACTCGTGCTGTGTTCTACTTACAAGTTTATACCCTGATTGGTATCCATCTTTTGCGAATGCTTCTGCCAGTTCCCTTTCATAGCATCCTCCACTACTGTAAAACATCAGTATTTCGATCTCGTCACGATCATCTTCATCTTTATAGATCAAATAATATTCGTGAAACTCAGGATTGCGAAGTCCTTCTTCTTCCGGTGTATATGCTCCGATCAATATTCCGTTCATATATGCTCTTGAACCTTTTACTATGATGCTGTTACTTTTAATCTTACTCTTACTCATGGCGTTTAGTGTTATCATTTATGAGTACAAATGTACTACAATTTTGACGGTTGTCAAGAGAAAAGTTAAATTATTTTTACGTTCATCAAAAATATATACATAAAAAACCCGGAAAGCGGGTCTGGTACTAACTTTTACTTAGTGCCGAAATAACTTCCCGGATTGAATTTTTCTGCCTTTTCATTCATTACAATAAGTTTCATTCCACAAAAACTGACAAAATCTAACTCGTCAGTATGGTTGAAATGGTAATGCAATGTCTGGTTACTGATCTTATCATTCCCAGTTCTCTGGCGTACAATTTTCACAAATTCGCCCACCGTTTTAACGGTGTCCAATGTTACTTCATGTAAATTAATCTTTTCCATTTTATTTGAATTATTTTTTGAACTGCGAAGATACGACAGTTTTAACCATTATCAAAATTTATATTTGTCAAAACAATGTAAGTTGTATAGTCTGTTCATTTTTGGCTTTTCTCACCTCAACCTCCTTGGGAAAGACCTCTGGTTGATTATTCTTTACATGCTCCCAATGGCGCCATACATAACTCTCTTCCTTCTCGATTGATCTTACCGTCAATCTAAAATATGGATTCAGATACTCATTAACTCTCCACCCATGATAAAATGAATCAGGCATAAGTGAGTTATGATGGACCACCTCTCCAACTCCCCCGGAGATCAACATATTCCATACTGTCATAAGACAACAGGTATAATCCAAATCCTCCCCAAAGAGAAAGTTTCCCGGATGGTGTGCATGAAAGGAAATAAGCGTTCTTCCTGATCCGCAAGCGGGATCGTTTATTCTCTTACCTGTTCCGGGATCATCCCCCCCGGTAATCATTGTCATCATGTCAACAATATCCTGAGGTGTGAAAAATTGACCAAACCCCTGTTTCTTACTGGTGTTGGCTATATACTCATAGTACGTTCCAACAAAGTCATACCATCCGGTATCTGACTTGATATTCCGTTCTGTAATATGGATCATTTCAATGAACATCTTCTTAAAAATATCCATTTGCTTCTCTTCGTATTTTGAGGCGAAATAAGCTCTTTCCTGATATGTTCCACTCATACTGATAGATTGGATCGAATAGTTCAGGAAGTCATTAAATACATCACTATACCCATGCCTGAGGGCAAGCAAATCGAAAAGCTTATCAAAGGTTCTATATTCTCCGGGTAAATCCATTTTATTTGTTGATTAAGTATTTCTGTGCTTTCCTTGCAGATATTGTGTAAACAATACGTCTTTTCACATCACCATCTTTGTCTACTGATCCATTCCTTTCTTCAATAAAGAACTTGCTTTTTGGATAATTGTCGAGAATCTCTTCATGATCCCTGATCCATTCATGTATCATGTTTACGGCATCCATGTAATGAAGAGCAAATGTTTCTCCAACTTGATTTCCAACTATCCAGTCATTATACATTCCCGTAGATATACTTCCGAAATGATCACAATAGGCTGTAAATACAGGCCTGTTTTTGGTTGGAGTGATATACCTTTTTTCTGATTCTGCGCTCATTGTAGTATGATTTTAAACTATTTCTACTGTTAGTAATTTATTCGCTTCAATTATTGCCTGATCTAAATTCAATTCTGAGAATCTTTGAGACATTCTTTTCCCTGATTTAACCCAAACACTATATTCACCTGACATGCCAGATATAGTTATTTCAATTTCTGAATACCGAATATGTTTCAAACTTTGTTTTGTACTTCTTGAAATATCATTTCCTTTTTGATTCTCTCTAGTAAAAGTTGCCATGGGTTCTATTTTTTAGTCAATTCAAATTTATAAGATTCAGGCATCCATTTTTTTAAATCATAGTTCCAGTAATACCAATTACCTCCGATTAACATTGTTTGATCATTCATGGTTATATTTTTTTATCATTTAACATACCACAAATGTACTACAATTTTGACAGTTGTCAAGTAAAAAGAGAACTATTTTTTACGATCATAAAAAACGGGTGTGTCTCGGTTAACCGAATCACACCCGTACAATCTTTCGAAAGCCTTACTACAAAGTATTGTCCTCTCCCTCTATGTCGTTGTCAACATCAATGAACTGTATAAAATCATTCTCTTCACCTTCAACATCACTCGGTATGAACCCGGTAATGCTGTCAATTCTCATTTGAAAATCTTCCGGGGCCAACTCTTCTGTATGAACAACCTCATAAGTCGATTTGTCAATGTAAGATTTAACACGCTCCACAAAGTCAAGAATCACAAAGCAGTTTTTATCCCGCTCTTCATATCCCATTCTGTGCTTCCGGGCAAGATTTGACATATTGTTTTCAAGCGCATCAAGCTTGTCCTTAAATCGTTTGACTTCGGCTTTCTTCTCTTCTTCCAACTCTTCTTTCTGTTCCTGAGAAAGACAAAGTTCATCTGCAATCTCCCTTTTTTCATCGGGTGAAAAGTAATGCTTAACAGTCTTAACTCTCGATCCGGGCAACTGTACTGATTCATCACCTATTGCCCTAAACTGGATATCAACCGTATCACCACAAGCCTCTTTCAACTCTGTAAAGAGTAAGTTGCTTGCATTAAGGAAATGGAAATACGGGAGCTCAACTGCCGAAAATTCAATTTCTGGATTTCCAAGCAATTCTCGTGCGTTCTCGGTCACCTCTTCGATAACCTGAATAAAATCGTCTCTTTTCATATCCAATGAAACGATCTTTTTACCATTTGTAATTAACATAAATTTGAAATTTAAAAGATTAATAATTAGTAACCATAGACAAGCATAGCTGCGTCACGAGCGTGTTCTGACGTTCGTTTACTATAACCTGTTATCTTTTTAAAAGCATCTGCTTTCATTTTTGTCATACTTCTACCTCCCGGTTTCAACTTGATCACCTGAGAACACTTCTTTTCGCAATATTTGATTAGTAAATCACTTGTTTGTTTCACCCTTCCAACACCTTCAGCAACCTTACCTGCTGCACTTAACTTCTGGGAGTGTGCCCCTGGAGTGTGCAAATAAACTCCGGCCAACTTGAACACAGGCTTATTTGCCGAAACATCTTCCACAACTGAAACAAGCGTTTTTGCGTTCATCTGGCACCAGTTCTCCCAGTAGTCGATCAATTTTATAGCTTCCCAAAAATCAACTGTTGACAGGTTCAGAAATTGCTTTCCCTGTTTATCCCATACAGCAAACCCTACATGATTCCCACCATCAAGGCCTAAAAAAATCTTATCACTTCCCGTTCTTTTTAGCATAAGTTTTCGTTTTATCAATGAATCCAACTACCTTACAATTTTCTACTAATACAGCGAATTTTTCATCTGTAATATTATAATTTTCATCAAGTTTATAGCAAAGGTATTTACCCTTAACTTCACTTTCAATGACGCCCTTTGTTCCCTTTTTAGTCTCTATTAAATAACTCATGATCTTCTCGAATTTCCTTTGAAAACAATTACATTGAACATTTGCTTTATTCGATCATCCACCCGATCACCATAAAAATCCTTATAATATCTGGTTCCTGTCTTTGCATCCTCCAATGGATAATTACTGGTTGCATGAGTTATCAATCCATTCCTGAGAAATTTCAAATTACGTTCGGTCAAAATATCCATCATGACGTTGATCTGGTTCAGGTAAAACTTACTGTTCTTATCCTCTTCTCCAAGATCGTCAAAACAGAATACCCGGAAACTTTTGTATGGGATTATTCCATCGTGGCCAGTTGTTTCAAACTTCTCGGTAATATTCATTGTTCTGACAAGTTCAAAACTGACTTTCTTATTTGTTCCGGGATATTCTTTTGCATCAAGGTCTAACATTGAAATTACATGATTCATGATCAACATTGCAAGCGTTTTCCCTGATCCCTTTGGCCCGATCAATAACAAACCTTTTTCCAGATCACCATTGAATGTTTCATCTGCGAAGAAGTATCTTATAATTTGCTCATATGACTGAGTGTTATTTTCATCAAGAACGAAGTCTCTATGATAACCCTGGCCAATAGCAATTATCACTTTCTTGATCCAATCCATTTCATAGTCGTAAAACAATCTTACTCCACGATTTGACCTGATACTTCTGGTCAATCCATCAAGTATCGATTTCACTTTATCCGGGTTACTCATAGCTGATTCCTTCCGTACTATTTTTGTTTTTTGATTTCATCGTCTGCTGCATATTGATAACAATTTCATTAAATTTACTGTTTATATTCATCATAGACAAGTGTTCTTTATGCCAATCTGGTAAATATAACAACAGGTTATCAAAGCTTTTCAAAATTGCTTCATCAGTTATTTGCTTCTTCTGTTTTTCAAGTCTAAATTTCAGTTTTTTAATCAGTATCTTACAGTTGTTTGCATCCGCAGGAGTCCAATAATAATCTTCTTTCCAAATATCTTTTGAGTAAGCCTCAAATTTCAATCTAATTTTATAATGAACTGAGTTTACATCGTCGGGTTTTCACGGCGATGCAGGAAGTTCTTTCTTAACTTTATTAACTTTCTTTTCTTTCTTCTTATGTGTATCGACATCGTTTCCAAAACCGTTTCCATTGCGTTTCCGTTTCGTTTCCATATCGTTTCCAGAACCGTTTCCAGAACCGTTTCCAACATGCTCTGAATCCCTTTGCTGTATTGAAAAACCCGTTTCCAAAACCGTTTCCAAAACCGTTTCCAAATCGTTTCCATATGTGTCACGTAACCGTTTCCATACGTGTTCCAAAACCGTTTCCTGATTTTTCGATACCGGATTGTGCTTTTCATAGTTTGCTATCAGTATTCTTGTGGTTACCCCCTCATTCGTAATGTTGATCATACCATCCTTTTCAAGGAGTTTCAGGAACTTATTTACCGATCCCCTTACCCACCCCCATTCAGTCGCCAAAGTGTCCTGTGAGTGAATTAATTCACCCCGGCCATACTCCAATACTTTATTCTTCACCACACAGGAAAAAACCTCTTCGCTATACCTTGCATTGGACAATAACCATAACCATGCTTCTGCCCTTGATAGCTTGCGCTTTTCAGTCCATGTCCAATGATTAAAAAACTTCCTGTATATCTTAATAAATCCCTCTTCCATGCTATTCGTATTTTCTATGCTCTACAACTGGTAGCGACTTTGGCTCAGGCCATATAAACCGTGGGAAAACCTTATTGACTAAATACTTTACCTGTTCCATATAAATTTGATGCTCCCAATCCTGTAAACTTGTTGGCTTCCTGATCACCAATTTACCTGATTCATCAGCCTCTTTGAGTAAGGTTCTGGCCATGATCACATAAATTTCATAAGGGGTGCTACCGACATCATTTGCTATCAATCGGTAGCACCACCACTCATAAAAGTGCTGTTCCTTACTCCTTCGCATTACTGATACGGTGATATAAGAAACTTCATCAGGTTGTTAATCTCACAAAAATGTATCAATTGCCCTATCCAATGATCAACATCATTCTTCATTCCGGTATAAGGCATAAACTGATACGGAGGATCAATATACTCAACTTTACGGGGACCGCTTCTTGGTTCGTTATACTTGAATATATCGTACTGGATAAGTTTGCATTCAGTAGCCAGAGCGTAACATTTCCATTGGGTAGATGCTTGGTAATAATCAAATCCATTCGTACGCTTTCCTGTTTTACGCTCATGGACCACAAGTCCATTCATTCCATCAATACGCATATTGATCAAGACCCGATACCCTGCAACCTCAGTCCAATATTTAGCTTTCATTTCATTGATCATACCGGGATATTTTGCCCGGTATTCAATGGCCGGTAACAATTCGCTTTTAGTCAAAACAATCTCTCCCGGCATACGATCCTCAGTGTAAACATATACACCTCTTACTGGATCGAAGAACTTTTCAGGACCGAACTCAATCATGGCATGATAAGCAGACACGAATCTCATTTCATCTTTCCATTCCTGTTCACCTCTCAGGTAGGTAATGATATTTTCCTGAGTGATAAAACCATTAAAGGCCTCAGTATAGAAAAGACGAAACTGTTCTATCTTACTGGGGCTAATTGATAGTTTTACCATCAGGAAACATGCTAGGTTGTTCTACTTTTTGTGACTTGTTGGCCTTATCTGTATCAGGTTTTGCCGGATCAGGTTTTGCAGTATCAGGCTTTACCGGATCAACAAATAACCCGGTGGCTTCATCAAAGGATAGATGCATTTCCTTTGCTTTTAACCAAAGCAGCTTTTTAAAACCGGGAACATACCTTCCAATAGCCTCTGAAATTGATTTCAAGAAGAGGTCAGCGCTTTTCGCATCGGTTACGGTGCTGCGCATCTCCATATCCCAAAACTCCTTGTATTTGGCATCAAACAGGCTTAAAAGCTGAACCTGATACGATGGTGACATTGATTCAATGGCGGGATACAACTCTTCCATTTCGGAAACGTTCTTGGCATCCTGAATCTCTTTCCGGTAAAAGGCCAGCTTCTTCATGGCTTCTTGCTGCTGCTTTGACATTTCCATCATTTTACGCTTGGTTTCAGCAATCAAATCGGCCATAAAAGTCAGATACTTCTCGTCCTGATAGTGAGGTATTTCAATTGACTCAAATTCAGCGGTGTTTTTACCAATGTGCTGATCAGTTGGATTGAAGTCGATGGATCGTTTATTGCTCTTGCTGTTCATGTTACCAACCATGTCAGCTTCAGCAAGTAGAATGTCAGAAGAACCGCCTGTCATTTTCGGAACAAACCGGAATGTGTCACCCTCTTTCTGAGTTTCTTGGTGTGCAATGAAAATAATGTCGATCTTCCTTGCTTTCATATCTGCCATGAATTGGCGAAAGACACTCTTCATTGCTCCATATCCTTGAAGAGAAAGCTCACCTCCTGATCTGGAGTTTTTAAAATCCTTCTTCATCACATACTGAGCAATGTAATTGTCCAACATTGTTCCGGCGGTATCAAAGATCAAGGTCCGGGGGGCGATCTCTTCAAACTCCTTTGAGTTATGGAAAGCAACCGAATCATCCCATGAATCGAATTCCAACGCTGTTTTCCTTCCAATAGCACGTTTCAAACCACCATCATAGTCTTCCAGAACCGGATGATCCGCTGTAAAAGCCAGCGATGTTTTACCGATACCGGGTTCTCCGTAAATTACGGCAACGATTGAGTTTACTTCTAAGGGCTCATCTTCCCTGATAATTTTAAATCCCATGTGTGTAGGTTTTAATGTTTATAAAAATAATAGTTAAAATGTGAGGCGAATATACGCCTGTTTTTACGAATATCAAAATATATTTACTTTATTTTTAAAATTATAGAAAGCTATTCATGATCTGAATTCTCCTTGATTCAATCTCCGAACGTATTTTGTTCATCAACTCTTCAACCTCATCACTATACTTTATTTCATAAGAAAACTTCATTGGATTAAACACCAATTTGTAAGGTTGTGTTTCTGTCAATTTTAAAAGACTGTAATTTAATTCTCTTATATGAGGATCATTACCAATAGCCAATACTATTTGTTTATTGATAGTTTTATTATCCTTTCTCAGTTCCATATCAGTAAGTTTTATTTAACGTGTTCAGAAGTTGTATTATTCATCAATGCTTTTACCAAATCTTCAAATTCAGAAGTTTCTATTTCAGTTGTACCCCCGGTTGCATCTTTCTCTATTTGCCTACGTGAATCAATGATCTTGTATATAGATTCGTCTATGGTGTCTCTTCCTAAAAAGTAATAGCAGTTTACATTGTTTTTTTGACCGATCCTATGCGCCCGATCCTCTGCCTGTGCCTGATCTTTATATGTCCACCCAAGTTCAATAAATGCAACCTCACTTGATGCTGTCAAAGTGTGACCAACACCTCCCCTTTTATAACTCACTACGATCATTTTTACATCAGGGTTTTCCATGAATTGTTTCTTGTTTTCCTGAACCTGTTCATCACTATCCATTCCGGTAATGGAAACGCTTCCGGGAAACGATTTCAATAACTCTACGGCCGTTTCCTTAAACCACGAGAATACTATCAACTTCTCCCCCTGAGACATCACCTGTTCAGCGAATTCTTTGAACTCAGAAATTTTACCTTTAGCAGATAGCTGCTTTAGGATATTAATTTTCACCAACATTTCCGCCCTCATTGCCCGGGTAATTTCACTACTGGATGATCCGGCACTCGCAAGATAACTTAACAGGGATAAATAGGCATGATCGTATTCTTTTCTGTTATCAATATCAACCCGGATAATCTGACGGAACTTATCCGGGAGTTCACTTAATACTTGGAACTTTTCTCTTCTTATGAAACACAGGCTCCTGAGACGTACATTGAGCTGCTTTAACCGTTCTTTGTTCTGGTTAACATTGTTATTACCATAGGAAGATTGTTCGGTGTATGTCTTTAAAAAGGCTGTCCTACCCCCGAATTCTTCAATCCTTCCAAGTAGTTCCAGTAAAGCAGCCAAATCTTCTGGACCCTTTACAATTGGAGTACCCGTAAGTATCAACCGAATAAGCTTCTCGTCAAACACCTGTTTAATGGCCTTGAACCGTATGGTTGTCTTATTTCGGCACTCATGTCCTTCATCCAACACAACTGATTTGAAAAGCTTCTGTTTTCCATTCAGTATTGGAACCTTTATGATCTTAACTTTTTCAACCTCATTGATTGGTACTTCAATGATATTTTTTGGATCTCTACCAACCTGACAGAAAACATTGAAACGGTTAATTTTAATTACTTTCATTTCCCGGAAATCTTCATTGGTTTTGTCATAACCTATGAATCCTAAACCTCGATACTGAACCTTTCCTCCTTCAAATATTTCACCCTGTAACGCTCTATGTATTTTCTTTATTTCCTTTGCAAAATACGTTACCACTCCCTCATAGTTTGTAATGATCACTTCAAGAATATTCAGTTCCAGATACCGGTCCAGATTCTTCATTAGCTTTTTATCCAAAACCTCTGCTTTGATATCAGTAAACTTTTCAAATTCATCTTTCCAGTTATACCGTAATGACTTCGGACAAATTACTATTGCCGGGAGTTTTCCTGTTCCCTTCAATGTGGCAATAGCCTGAACAGTTTTCCCCAAACCCATTTCATCAGCAATGATCACCCGTTCATTCTTCATGCAATAATCCACCCCGGATGATTGGAATGGGAATAAATCCATTTTTAACGGGATATTCAAATCAACGGCCTCTGCATTGTAACTTGCTTCCAGATTATTCTTTACTGCGTACATGATTTTCTCTGCCTTTTCACCCATGGTAAAGCCAAATGCATGAGCAAAATGTATCAGGTTTTCACTTTGATCAATGGGAACATACCACAGTTTCTTTTGAGTATCATATCTCCTAACAGGTATGTTGCGAATAGCATTGATAATGTTCGGTACATATGGGGTGAAAATGATATACTCACTTTGATTGTATTGTATTGTCTTGTTCAGTTTGGGAGCTGTTCCATTGGAGTTATTGACCTGCATCTTAATGACAGGAACTTGTTTGAAATCATATCCAATTTTCAGGAGTTTGTCCTGATATGGTTTAATAAGATTGTAAACCCGTAAAGCATCTGAGGTTCGCCACTCTTCGGTTATTCTCATATGATGGAGAAAATCCTTACTCATGGCCACAACTGAATTAGGTAATATTCTTTTTAAAAATAATTCCCTGAATTTCATCAGGGCAACTTTAAGTTCTGCGAAATTATCCATCAGGCTATTCTAAGGCTTTCCTGCCTCACTTTTGTTATTAGTAATACATATTATCAAATCTGCCCTGAAACGATCCTGTACGTAACATATGGCTTTGTCAGATAGGTTTAGTTCACTTTCAAGATACCACAATCCATCACCATCTGAAAAACTAGGATCACTTACGAAAAATACAATCAGGTCCGTTTCTGAGCGTTCAGTAGTTACATATACCTTCAGATCGGCCAATGATTCATTGGAAACCTCTGTCACTTTCAACCCGGAAGAGGTAAGAGAAAACAGGAAAACAACTATTACGGTATATGTGAATAGTGTTCTCATATCAAATCTCTGCTTTACATTTTGGACAAACATCTATGGGATCAACATCGCCCATACCATCAGAAATGTAAGTGTGAACTGAATCCTTTCTCCTACCGATCCATAAACATTCATAACAGAATGTAGGCGAAATATCGTTTCTCCTACCTCTCATGTTTCGTAAAGGTCTCCCGGTAATTACATTCCATGAATAGATAATGTGATACAGGATGATCATTCTAACATACTTTAGTCGTAAAGCTATTACGGTTAGTTTCCTGAGCTTTCTGTTTGAGTACTTAACTGTGAACTTACGATAGTTATGTGTCATTGTAGTGTTATTTATACGACCGAAAGGAGGGTGTTACCCCTCCCTGATCTTATCCCAGATTCGTGTTAATCCATTGCGCAGTAACTGTGCATCTTGGTTCCGGTATTGGATAGGATATTGATAGCTGCTGACATGGTGGTTTCGGGTGTCCATGCTTCGACAAGTGCCAACCATGATTTTTTCAACCCTCTTTTGCTCGTGCTGTAACAACGTGGATCATTGTTATGATCGGTTAAGTCGGCACCGCTGATACTCTTTTCAGCTTCATCAAAACTGAAACGGGATAGTTCATTTCTTAATGAGGTGGTTTCTTCCAAAGGTTGTGCTGCGGATGGTTGCTCAACATCAGGTTTTTTACTTAACTTCTCAAATGCGGCCGCATCTTCCAGAAGCGTAAAGTATGTGGTGAAAATGTGAGAAAATGATCTGGTTATTGTTCCATCTTCCAAGGTTACAACCAATACAGGAAGAAGCTTTTTCTTGTTGGTTCTGGTTGCTGTTACCAATCCGGTTAAATCGTATTTTTTGCTTACAAAAACAAACGATCTTCTTTCATTAATGGAAGATAAAACTTCCCTGAGTGCTTCTTCGGTTTTACATGACTTGATCTGTTCGGTAAATTTGTAAGTTTCCGAACTGGCTTCATTAAGTTTTTTCAGTTCTTCGATGGTTTGTGCTGCTCTTTTGTCCTTTGTGGCCATTGTATCTTCACCGGAAGCGGTAGCGGTTACTTTAATGTTCGATGGTGTTTCCTTCATCAGGTTTAATTTACCTTTGATCACATCGGTCAATATTCCGAATGCTTCATCATTCAATTTCAACCCTCCTGTTTCAATGAAGCTGAGAAGTTCATTCCGGTTGCTTGCTTTCTCTCCAAGTATGTCAACGGCAACATCTGACAACCAAGAGATGTCAACTGGTGCCATCTCAGATTCTTCTTCTGTTTCCTGTTCCTGATCAGGTGAATCATTCAGGTCAAGTAACGTGTCAAACAATTCGTTAAACTCTTCTGAGGGCATCGTGGATGCAATCACTTTGAATTCATCTGCAAATGCATTAGTCAAAGCATTGTTCAATGTTTTACCTTCCGGGATGAACGCTGTTAAATCGGTTTTAACAGTTACGGTAATGGCCTCCCAAGTTTGCTCAGGAGTAAGATTTTTGATTGCTGTTCCCTCAAAAAGTTCATAGGCTTTTTCTCTGAAAATTGAACGGATTTCTGTTCTCGATTCTTTCAATGTGGTTGGTGTTTTCATGGTATCAAATTTTTGATTAGTTATATATCGTTTATGGTTACAAATGTACATCAATTTTGACACTTGTCAAGTAAAAAAGCAATTATTTTTTACGTACATCAAAATTAAGATCAAAGAAATAGCCGAAAGCCCCAGTAGGATTGTTGAAGGAAAATTGTAGCAACAACAAAATATTTTTGGACCCCCGACTAAAATCAGAACTTTTTGCCGTATTTCAACAAAATAAAGCGGTTATTCGGTTTAAATCCTGTGGTCAAATTGATGCCAAACAACGATTTTTTAACCTGATAATCTAAATTAACGCCAAAAAGTATATCCATATCAAAGTGATACCCTGCATTGATACCCCAATACAACGCCCTATCAATAGTCGCTGCGGGTTGCTGTATTACCTTTGCCCGGTTGTTCTTAAAGAAGTATGTCCTATCAGGTAGAAGTCGGTTATACTGTACCGAAAGACCTATGATCGCATCTATCTCTGCTTTCGCATTGTGGATCGTGTCACTGTAGTTTCTCCTGATCATAAGTTCACGGATCAAACTATCCTTTTTATGGATCAGTTTCTCATACCGGGCTTTTATAGCCAGTGTGTCAATCACCTTTCCCGAAGAAGTGTCTTTCATATATATGATAATCGGGTCCACTGTTCCCGGAACAGGTATATCGGTAGTATCTTCTCCAATCAGGTTGATATCCGGGATGGAATCGACAACAGTAAAAGTGCTATCTCCAGGTACTATGATCGTGGTCACCTCAGGCGGTTCATCCTTGCCAAAAAAATAGAAATAAAGGATCAAGCCAACTGCAACCACAACTAAGAGGTATATTATTTTTTGGAATAATTCTTTCATGATCTTGATTTTAAGAACTTTTTTATCCCGTCAAGATGGAGTTTGACGATCTTCTTTCTACCGGCCTCTGACATGATGAATCGACAATCCTTCTCCGTGTCCATGAATAGGTTCTCCGTAAGCACTGCCGGGCATCTGGTTTTCCTGATAATGTAGAATTGGCTTTCCTTATCCGGGTCACCATCGGTTGTATCTGTTCTCATTCTTCAATCCGGGAGAACATTGGCCGCAGATTCATATAGTGCTGTTGCGATCTTGTCACTCTCCGTTTCCCCCTCACTGGTAAAAGCTTCCCAACCTGTGCCACCTCCGGCATTGGCATGTACCGATATCAGGAAACTACCGGGTTCAGCTTTGAATATTTTGTCCGCTCTCACAACTCTTTCAACTAATCTGACATCGGTTTTCTCCGGGACCAGAATAACGGATGGAATACCGGATGATCGAAGCGCCTCATGTAATCGGTTTACTATATCCCGGTTGAACTCATATTCGAACAACTGTGTTCCATCAGGCCATACCGGACTTCTTTTTCCGGGAGTTTCAATTCCATGACCATTGTCTAAAATTACTTTCATGTGTGTTGGTTTTAAGGATCAATTATTTCTTCTTTTTCTTCTCCTTGCTTTGAGTCTATTTTTAATTGTTCGGTTTCCTGCTTTAACTGCTCTGTCTGTACATAACTGTCATTCCTTTCAGATCGTACTTTTGCCCAAAATACAGTACCTATAAACGTTCCAATGGCTGTAATGATGGCAGCTATCCCGAACATATCAGAATTGATCTGACGGTCAGAAAACATATCTACAAACAATAAAAAAAGCATTGAAAATATAAAGATAGTACCTGTTATAGCTGAAAGTATCATAACGAATGATTTACTACTTATACCAGTATTATTCTTAATTAATAATTTAAAATATTTCACAGTACTTTTCATTTCTGATTATTTAATACAAGAGGAACATTTATTTTTTTAGCAATAACCCCGAAATTATAATCATCCGTACGTTCATGAGCAAGGTAATAAGCCTGGAAAGCCTCATATGGAACCCGTGCTTTGATTGCCGGATAAATGTTGGTGTTAATCTCTACCCATACGGCTGTAAACTTTCCATCATATGAATCCTTTAATACTTGGTCGGCTTCCTTTCGTGCCAATACCTCATTGGTAATATCCCGTGCATTGTTCCGTATGTTGCTGTCTCTGGTTGCATTACTGGATGAAGTTGTTGTAAGTGCAACCAAAAAAGGAATGAACAATAACGATATCCAGAACTTAGCCTCTCCCCATTTTACTTCTTTCTTAGGTAGGGATTTATACGGTGTCTGTCTCTTATCGTATTCATCAAAAAAAGTATGCATCACTTCTTTTACTGATTCGTGAACAACTTCTTTTATTTCATTCTTTAGGGAATCATCCATAGCTTGTTATTTTACTATTTGATTTAACGAAAAAACGTAGTTTCCACTTGCTTCGCCATTAATTGAACTTGATAACGTAAGATTGAAATTTACGTTGGAAAGGATAAGTGGGGAGTTATCGGATAGGCGGATAAGCATAGCTTTATTATTTTAGGAAATATAAGCTCCACAATCCCAACTTGCGCCTTGTTGTTTGGTTACAACAATAGGTACTTCCGTATCTATCCCCCAATCTGTCGAAGCATCTAATCCATCATCATAATCAGCCCCTAAATCAATACCTGAACCTATTGCCTCGCTACCTGTTGCAAGTGAGAAATCAGCGTTATCAACATCATTAAATAAATTCAAATACTGTTCCTCAGTTAAAACAATTGAATGAGTATCAAATCCCAATGCTTGCCATTGGGCGAATGTATATGAATTTCCATCAGACCCGAATACCAAAGTCCCCTTAGCATACTAAATATTGTAATCACATTCATTACTTAGTTTCTGGCCGAATGATACGGCCATAAATGTACCAACTGCGTTACAACAAACAATATTATTTTTCAATTTACAATTATCTGGATGCGCTCCATTGTTGGAGGGTGAAATAGAAAGCCCTACGGTTGCCTCTGGCATTGTTGACCTGTAAATAATCGTGTTGTTATACCAATTTTGGTTATTCCATCCTCCGCCTAATGGGGATGATTGTTGGTCGCAAAATACATTGTGATGCACTCCTTTTGCTGTTAAATCATCAACTGTTGTGGGCTGTCCCTCCATAACAATAGGAATACCTCCATGAAGAAAGTTATTAAATCTCACAACTGCATTTTTCTGATACCCTATAAATAAAGTATGCGAACGATAACCCTCCGTTACCATATCCCATGCTCCACGGAAATATGTCTTTTCAACCAATACATCTGCTGTGTTGTTTCCTGCGTTCCCATCGGCTGTATCAGTACCAATAAGAATACTGTAAGTATCTGCCATATCTGCAAGCAATAACTTATTTCCTTTTATATGGATTGTTTTTGCCGTTGCATCCGAACATGTATGGTTAATGATTAAACCACCTGCTGTAACAGTTCCTTTTGAAAGTATATTCTCTTCAATTAAAGAACTGCAATTGACAGCAGATATTAACGTCCCTACAAAATCATCTTCTGTGGTTACAATATTACCCTTTGCATTAATTGTTGCACCAGTAGAACCATAAATAAATGTAACACCCCCAACTGTAACTTTTAAAAATGCACTATTATAATTTATGGTTGAACTTTTACCATTAAATACGTTTATTAATTGTCCTGCCTTACATTCAAATCTATTTCCAAGAACTGTAATTCCATTTTCGGCAACCCTTATAGTAATTAATTTTGCCCATCCTTTAAATTTGTTGTTTTTTATTACTCCCGTTCCTGTTCCTGTTAAATTCAACCCGTTTCCATCCGTATTAGCCAAAATTAAATTGTTTTCGATTGTGTAATTTTGACTTCCTATTAAATCAAAAAAATGTGTTGTTGAATCCCCTTTGATTATACAGCCATTTATTTGTTTAAATGTACCCGTAATAATTTTAGCCCCTTTTACAAGTGCCGTGAAATAAAGTTTTTCAATTATTGCATTTACCCCTGTTGAATAAATTGGATATACGGTCGCATTTGAATCAATAATAAATCTTGATATTTTATTAAAACTCGCCCCTAACATTAATCCATATGTATTAGTAACCGTCGTATTTTTAACCCTTCCAATAGCCTTTATAACCTGATTGTAATTATCAGTTATATATGCTGAACTGGCAGTATGGGCAACAGTTGGGTCAGATTTTTGGTAAACGGTTTTCCCACCTGTTAATCCAAATGCAGGTAACAATGTCTGCCACGGTGCTGCCTTGGTTCCTGCTGCTATATCTGAACCAGATGGATAAATCCAATATGCCCCCACAACTTAATCCTCAACAGCATAATAATATTTGCAAAGTAGTAAACTGGTAGATGTTCTTACTGAATTATAAATAACAAAATCAATAATTCTTGCTTCATAAATTTCAACTCCATTTTCATCAACAGCCTGAGCAATTCTTCTTCTAAAAAACTTATCTTCTAAATCAATATTTTGAGACAATGAAACAACAGGTATTTGATTTGGTGTTCCACCTGAATCATAAAGGAAATTATTTAAATCGGCTGCTATTAAAACTGCATCGCCAACTGGTGCGCTTATAGTTGCTGCGCTCTTTTCAGGAAATCCTTTGACCCAATCATCAGGAAAATCATAATCGGTTATCAGGAAATTTTTACCGCTTATTACATCAACAAAATAGTAGCTTCCACCACTAAAAAGGATTGTTCCATCACACCAGACCAAAGCACTTGATTTAGACGGAATAATTCCGGCATCAATTAAACTATCCGCTGTAGTTTCAACGATTGGGGATATGGCTTCTAATATTAATGATTCTGCCTGGGACTTAGGTACAACATCACCATCATCAACAGCATCCTTTACATTCTTAATCCCAAAACCAGCAGCATCAACATCCTGAGCAAAAACATACATACTTGCATTACCATCCTGTTTTTGCCATGTACCTAAAGTAGTATTGTAAAAAAGGAAATCACCTGCATTGGCAACAAGTCCAGAAAAGTTGATGTAGGTTCCATTGATCCCGCAACGTACATTATCACCATTCTGTATATCACTTAGAGTAGTTGTAGAAGGTTGTACTATACCTCTATATCTTAACTGATAAATAGGTATTGTTTGCCAAAATACGCTTACCGTAATAGCACTACCAACCTGTAAAATCTGAAACAAACGATCTGTTTGTGTTCCAATCAGGTTCTGGACCATCACCAAAACACCATTGCGCTTTTCGGCTGTGTCAAAGTTCCCTGTGCGCACTGGTGCGCTTCCTGTTTTGATCTCCCATATTCCATTATCTGACAAACTTGCCTGTCCTGATAACATGATAATATCAGTTTCATGTAATGTTACGGTATCGGTAACATATCCATCAACCAAACTGGACAAAGTTTTATTGGTTGTAAAATGATAACTGGCATGTTTGATTGCTGTCTTTCCAAGCAATTCATCCGTTATTCCAACAACTTCATCCATGATCACCTGCATTTTTTCTGCTGTGATCAATCCCTGAGTATTCTCAATCAACCAAGAGTTAATCTTAGTGACTATTTCAGTGCGTAAATTGCGATACAATGATTTCATATTGATGTTTTTTTTAGTCTATTGGAATACGAACATTAAATTGATATATAGCTGAAGAATAGGTTGCTTCATAAACCTTTACAAGACCATCCACGCCTATTTGAACTGGCAATAAAGAGTAAGTTGTCCCATCTACCAAAACGATCTCACACGATCCCATATAAGCCGGACGGTATGCAATAGGAAGAGTGAATACCGTTGCGGTTGCACTTCCTGATCCGGTACATTGACCATGTATTTCAATGAAGTTTTTATTCTTCCTGTAACTGAGCGACCTGAGCGTTCCTCCTCCGGCATTGCTCCATCCGGTTGCATAGGCGGTTTCTCCTGAATCGTTACCTACGGTTTTCCATGCTGAAACAACATTTTGTGTTTCCAACCTCTGGACCTTATAGTTAACCATCCCGGTTCCAATCAACCACACATTTGTTCCATCACTCCACCCGAAGAAGGTTTCACCAAGAGAAAGCAAATATGAGGTATCAACCGGAGAAGTGAACCCGGCCGGATAGGTTGTTTTAAGGTTTCCACCTCCACTGAACGACATAGCCAGTGGTGAACCTCCTGTAACATTTACCAAGTTGATCATAAACGAATACCCGGCAGGAAGAGCATCCCCTGTCAATCCGGTAATAGAAATTATCGTTTCATCACTTGGAACAGTCAAAATGTGTATTTGTTTGTCCGGGTTTATCCTGAGTTGACTTGCACTGATCACAGCGGTATAAGCAGCATTTGACAGCTTAATTGGCTTTGTCATTGCAAGTCCGGTATCTTGAATCAAACTAAATAGGTTCTCATTTTTGTAAACCTCCAAGATCGAATCAAAGATCAAAATATCATTGTCAGAAGGAGTTGAATTTACAACATCGACCAGATCGTTTACAGTAAGGGAAAGAATCTTCAAACGTAAATCCAGTGGATTGTAATTGGACCCGATCATGCCAATACAGTTCCAGACAGCATCGTTCTCATACATTACCAGTGTCACACTCTGATTGCAAGCGAACACAGGAACAGAAGCACACCACGGGAACATAATACTTTTATACCCGGATGGAACACTACCGGCATTGTGCGTAAGGTTGAAACTCCCGGCTGCAATATTCAGTGTGAGAACAACCAATGCCCCGTTTGGGTCTCCGATAAAACTACCACCATCATACAGTGACTTGATATATTTGACGTCATTTCCACTACTCAAATCAATTTCTACAACATTGCCATCATCCTTTAACTCTACAGCGTTCGCATTGACTGTACCGAAGGCTGTAGTTAACGAATTATTCAATTTAAGTGTTCTGTATAGCTTATTGGATAAAGACCGTTTCAGGTCACCTCCGGCCATCACAATATAACTGGCCACACCAAACACTGACACTAAATATGTGATCCTGGCCTCCTCATATGGTCGAATAATTACCAAACCTGAATCCGGGGTCTTGATCGCTGCATTATTTGAGAAATAAAGGGGCTGGTTACTGATCACTGAAACAGTGATACCAACCTTTGTGCAAAGATCAATTTCTGATACCTGAAAAGTCTCATTTGTGGGAGAAGGAAACTTGACGTAATACCCGGACCTGTTCTTTTCACGACTGTATAATTTTGAATCTACAGTTACATATTCTGCTGCTACGAAAGAGTCACTTTGTCCGGCAAACTTAGGCGTCAACTCTCTTACCCACTGAACATCTGAATCGCTTAAATCTTCGCATCCGGCAGGGATATACAATTCTCCTATTTTGATCTGCTTATCCGGGTCTGTCAATCCTGGGGCAACTGGATCACTTGACGGAGTTCCTTCAATCACTGAGTACAAAGCAGGATTGCCTCCTTCGATCTCGTCATATTCATGCTCAACTATGATCGTATCAATGCGGGGATTAAGACTGGCAAGATTGGTTGTAATGGTTATTTCAACCGTCTCAGTTTCATTGATAAGAACTCCCTGTTTCGTCTTGATCACTCCAATATTTTCAACAAGTATAGATAGCTTATTCACATAACTTGCTCCATCCCCTGTATGTGCACGGCGAAGGATCAAGTCAGAAGTCGTTTTCAACTGAACTCCAAACCCTCTATATACGCCCGGATCAATGATACCCACCTCTTTAGTATTGAGGTCAAAAGTACTATCATCTGCTAAGTATTCTAATTTCCTTATTTGTGTCATTTTAATATAGGATTTGTAATATAAAAATATATGAATTAAGCGAAAGCAGCAGCAAAAGACTCATTAAAATCTCTGCCCTGAGAAACATAATTTATTACCGAACCATTATACGTAAGACTTATCAGTTTGGCATTGATAGGTTCATTGAACCGGATCACATTTGCGATCATTGCAACCAGTTCAGAGGTAAGCGGTAAGGTTCCCGTAAGTGTGATAGAATAAGGAGAACACGTTGCATTAAAACTATCAAGACGCCTGACAGGATCATCCAAGGTTATACTTGAATCGAATCCTGTGTCTAAACCATATTCCAGTAATGTAAACTCTCCTGTGATCCCGATAACCCGGAAAAGAACTTGATAGCCTAATTTAGTTCCCTTCGCTTTGTAAAGCTGTGCCAAGATACTCAGTATCTTCCTCATGGTGCTATATTCAGAACCGAAGTAAGTTTCCATCCCGAAATGATCATTGCGAAGAGGTATAAACTTGTCAAGTATGGTTCCAGGGTCCATCAGGTTTGACAGTAAATTTATGATCTTATTCAATTCGTTTTCGTCCATATCTTCTGCAAGAACCTCATTGAATCTTTGCAAAAAACCTTTTCCGTCAACCTTTGGCACATCGTTAATGGCATCCCGGTAACCGAACAACTCAAATATTTTATCTTTAAGTAAAAACATTATCCTGTAGTTATGGTTAAGTCTCCCGTCAATCCTGTTATGATGGAATATTCGTCAAGTTCAATTTTACCCGCATTCAAATCGGTTGTTGGATAGGTTCTGAAATTCCAAACATCACCTGAAACATAGACCTCTGTTCCTGGTAAAACTGTAAATCTCAACTCAGGTAATAAAACCTCTGAAGAAACATTGAAGCTACCCATGAAGAAGGTTTCCCGGAATAGGTTGAAAGCTGTTGCGCTCGTCATACTGATACGCCAAAGTAACTTTGTGGTTCCTGTATTGATCAATGAACGGGTCCAGTTCAACTGCTTTGTGTTGTCATTGATCGGTTCTGCATACGGTTTAATCGTTATCCCGGATATGCTGCTGTTTTTAACTCCCTCAGTAGCCTCAATCACCTCATACAAATCTGAAATAAGTAGTCTTGACTTGATCAATGCGTTCCTCCATGATAACAAGTCCAACAAATTTGTTTCTACGTTGTTTCTGACCGTTTCCTGATTATATCCGGGGTAAACATATACTGTCACATTAAGCAGCAAACGGACCTCTCCTACGGCTTTAATATCGACCGTAGTAGTGATCATCCTTTTATTCTCAAAGAAAGCTTTGACATCTGCCATGAACTCCACGGTTGCAATGCCACCTCCGTAAGGAAGAACATACACGCTTACCGTTTTGCCGCATAGAAAATCGACTGCTGCATTATGAACGCCTGGGGCCAACTTCGCAATGTCAATATAATCCTGATCTGACACTGCCCGGTATCGGGTCCGGGAAGCCAAAGGAATGTTTTTCTTTAGCACAGTAAGGTTTTCCTGATCAATCCCTCCTGTTGTTCCTGTTAAGTTTTCCACGCTCAATGATCCACTTGGAACGCTTATACTTGAAACAATCGAATTGATCAATCCGGCAGGAGTGTTTCCAAGTGAGCCATTAGTCGTATAGTAGTTGAGGTCTATCGAAGAACTACCCGGAGGTATCGCTCCGTTTATTCCATCCCCAAACTCAACCGTCATTTTTGCACTCTCATTGACCATGGCCCGGAAAACCTTATACCCTGATTCTTCTTCGCCACCGGATATATCGGTAAGATTTGTTACCGTAACATCACCTCCAACGGTTACTAAAACCTCTTTACCGTTTTCAGCTTCACCAATGGCATCGGCTATAATCAGAACCTTTGTTCCAAGCTGAACACTGGTATAATTCGGAGTTGAGGTATAGGCATTGATAGCCGTCACAATGTCTTGTGCGGTTGTGCTGTTATCCGTATTGAATAAAACCAAAGCAGAAATGATACTCACTCCATCCACGGTAATATTTGTGATCTGGTTTCCTGATCCAGTGCTACCGGTTGCAACATCAAAATATCCAATGGCTTTTACCCCTGAATAGATTGCTGAAAAGAACGATTCTACACTACCCCATTGAACACTGTCAACCTGTGCCACGATCCCGTTATCCACAACTCCGGCATCAAGTTCAATAACCTGATTCGCCAATCCATCGGAAACAACCGTTGGCAAGGTATTCAGGACCCATTGTTTTACTGGAGCATCCACAAAAGTTCCTCCGGATGGAAGAATAACGCTCTCAGTCGTTAAGAACTCGACGCCCTCTGAGGTCTGGACCTTAGTTCCTGAAGGAATGCTAATATATACGCTTGCGGTTTCCGATAACGTGAAACGAACCTTACCATAACTAGGGAAAGCACCACGGACCCGGTAGTCATGCATCCGTGCAATCTTAACGGCGCTTTCGAATGTAAGTGCTGTGGTAATAAAGGTTTCCCTTGCTCTTGCGTCAAGGTAATAACCAAGCATTTCACTGATACCACCCCATATGCCGACCATCTTTACGAAGTCGTTTCCCTCCGAATGATCAACCATTTCAGGAATCCCGGTTGTGGGATTTGTTATTTTGCTCAGGATTGCAGCCTTTATTTGTTGATAACTGCGATCTACATAACTGATCCACGGATTATTCATAACCTAGTATTTTAATTCTTTGTAAAAAGGATAGACAAAAGTATCAATAACATTCTTCTTTTTGATCTTATAAATTACATGACAATTTATTTGATTTTCGCTAAAATCCTCAAACGAAACATCAATCAACTGAATTCTTTTTTCCCAATCCATCAATGCCACTGCAACAAAATAACTCAACAAACTTTTCAGGATGGAATCATTCTGCTCAAAGGTCAAGCGTTCACAATCTGAACCATAATTTTCAAGCATGAACCTGGTTCCTTTTGGAGTTCCTAAAATAGTGGCAATACTCTGTTTTATAGCTGTGCTTTCATCAACCAATTCAGCTTTACCAACTGCGGTTGGAACGATGGGATATTTTATGGCTATATTCATGTTACCAATAGTTTTGACGTTAGATTATTTGAAGCGATCACAGGATATTGACCTCCTGCAACCATTGCGGCCTGAACTACTTTATCAGGAGTTGAGACGAATGTAACACTTGAAAGATAGTTCTCGAATGCATCTGCAAGGCCTGTACTGATCCTGTCAATTGCTGCATCCTGAGTTTTACCCTCTAATCCATCATAGACCCGAACCTCATTGTACAACTCTTTTATAGCCAACTTTAAGGCTTCTTTCTCTGCTCCCATTATTCCAGTAATTTAGATATTTGTTCCTTCACTTCTTTTAACTTTAGTTTAGTGGCAGGATTGAATTCTCCGGGACCCTGTGTGGTTAAAATGTTCTGATCAAACAGTAAAGCATCCAGTAACTTTGTGATCGTGTCAAACATATTTTCTCCTCCGGCATAAATACTGATCTTATCCTTTATACGAATATAGTTCTTCTCTGAATGCAAAACCAATATTTCACCATCCTTTTCATCATAAACCAGTTTATACCCTTTCGGAGTTTGGAATATGTAAACATCTTTAGCTGCTTTCTCAGGCGCATAATCTTTAGGAATCCAACCATATTGCCAGATCGGGAATTTAGCGTTCCCTTTCCTGAAGGATATCCATACGGGATCACCTTTTTGCGGCATAGCGTAAAAACCAATATTCTTACCTGAAAACATTCCTTTTGGCAAAGCCCAAATATCAGGAACATTGTTTCCGTATATAGCCGGGCATGATACTTTTATCCTCCCCCGGTTTTCGGGATCGTCACTGTCTGCAACATGACCCTCATAATCGGAATAGTATAGATTAAAGTATTCTAATCCTTCATTGATAAGTGTCTTTATGAATTCTCCGAAGTCCATTATTTAACCTCATTTCCATTAATATCATACTTAATTACGGGCACTTCTTTTTCAACGACAGAGGTCTTATCCCCTGCGGTCTTATTCTGATTTTCAACCTTCTTTTTATCATCCAAAGGAGGTTTTATTGCAGCATTTTTATTCAACTTTAAATCAGACATATAGCCTCCATTGCCCACCGTGTGGATAACCGAAATAATGTACCAGTTCCCGGCGTGTTTCTGTGCCACCACTGCCACGGTAATAATCTTCCCGGATTCAACCAATGGATCACCTTCAATGGACAATGATGCGGTCAACTCTTTCAATTCAGCATCCTTTTGTTTTGAGACGACTTTCTTCTTCTCTTCGCTCTGCTTGGTTGAGTCTGGAACAATAGCTTTCCCGGTATTCATTTCTGTAAGTGTTTTCACCACTTTTCCGTTAATATCATAGACGATCTTATTCACTCCTACCCCGGTTTCCTTTGAATCTGAAACATTGCTTTTCTCAGTCCATGCCTTGTTACTATCAAGGTCAATACCGGATGAACTCACCTCTTCACTTTCCCCTTTTTTCTGTTCGTATTTAGGTTTGAATGATCTTACTATATCATCCCCATTACCATAGGTAAATGTTCTGATACTGTCTTTACTCAAATCTCTCTGAACAAAATAAATAGTATCACCTTTGAGGTAAAACTGCCACGATCCTTTTTTTCCTGAACCTGATCCATCTTTATTTGTCAACTCCTGCAAGAAAGCGTAAAAAGTCTTGTTTCCCTGAGGTATAGCGGGATGAACTTTCTCCGTTTCTTCAACCTCATATTTCAAGCCGAAATCATTTGCAACTGACTTGAATATATCTGAAACTTTTACGTTGGTCCAAACCCGGTTTGAGGTAAGTTTTTTAAGTAACAATCCCTGATCAAGTGCTTTGATCGTCATTGAAATAGTGGCATTGTAACTTACCTCAATATCTTTGATTGCACAAAGTCTCTTTGGTGAAATATCACCTCCTAAATAACCGAAAGTAAAGATCAATACCGTTCCCTTATTCAGCTTAGTATTGTCGATCCAATCCAGTGTTAATTTATCCAGTGTGATTGTGACTAAATCATCCTTATCAATGCAATCGTCATAAGATAAGCGGGTCACATTCTCTGTGATATCCACCTCATTTTCTTGGATCAATACACGATAAAAAGGAGTCTTCGCCATTATTCACGTAGTTTAATAATTACTAAATCCGGGATCAAAATATCTGTTCCGATAAGATGGTCAATATCCAAAGGATTGTCGATATGGTTAACATCTGCAATGATCCACCAATATTTTGCCGGATCACTGACCACGGTTTTATATTTCTTGTATGCAATGGTGGTCAATAAATCGCCCTGTTTAACCGTATGATGGCTGTCACTGGCACTACCTGTATATTCTAATACCTTCCTCTCCAAGAGGTCAAAACTCCCGGAGATCGAAACTATACGCCCGTTGGCATATGGATTGTTATCCCTAAGCTGTAATTGTGCCATCTCTACGTTCTAATTTAGTGATCCCTTTCAACTGAGGCCTTCTTACCTGATCAAAAAGTAAATTCGTTTTTGGGTCCAGAATCAACCTGATTTCTACAGTAGCCCTCAATGGAAGGAAATTATACTTATCGTCAAAGTGACTTAATACTGGTGACACGGAGGAAACAGCCCAAATTTCATTACGAAACAGGTTACCAAAAACAAGTTTGACGTTCCGGTATGGTCCATTATTACCATCACTCATTGCCAATGATTGTAGCCAATTTACTTTACTGATCACATCATCCCTGAACTCACTGTCTGAATAGAATTCTATCGGTAAGTTGAGCGTATCAGAACCTCCGGTATATTGAAGAAGATTGTTGTTTCTCCCAACAATAGCGATCTGTTTTAAGTCAGCTTGTCTATTCATGCTTAACTCTCCCGGAACGAATTGTAATTCCAACCTTTCAAATGGTTCCTCCAGTTCTAATAGGTACAATCTACCTAGTGTTGTATTAAATCCCATGTTATCCGTTTTTTCTGTAAGAAGTCATGTCATTTTCATCATTTACCATTTCGGCAAGTACTCTTCCATCAGGAAGAACAAGCTGAACGGTTCTGACTCTTTCGGTATTGGTATTGGTGTTCGTTCTTTCGATCACTCCACCCATTTGTGAGGCCTTAGATTCGGCATAAGATTTACCCATTGCTGTAGGTTCATTTGGGGATGATGAGGTATTGATGGAAACATTTGCATCCGTACCATCCAATATGCCCATCCACTCCAACATACTTTTGAAGGGTGCTATCAGTGCCTCAATCATACCCATAAACCACTCTTGAAGCATATTCCAAACAGACTTGATACCATCCCAAATACTCATAACGATATCCTTTCCAAAACTGTAAAACTTCTCAGGTAAAGAGAATAACCAATCGACAAATCCATTCCAAATATCACCCATCCAGTTAACGAAAGCGCCCCAGGTTTTCATCATCCATGCAACGACCTGATCCCAGTGTTCAACCAGTTCATAAATACCCCATGCCAGGAGTGCAATTGCGGCAATGATTAACAGGATAGGCCATGTTGCACTGATCACAGCAACGGCCATGTTCCACAGTGCTACAGTCATTGCAACAACGGCAACAACGGCAATGGTTCCAATAATGTAAGCAACCGTTTTTCCGGCCTTTTCCCACTGGTTCATATTGGAAGAATTCTTGTTTATGTCAAACCCTAATTTCGACAATGCAACCCCGATTGCATCAAACGCTTTCCCTATATATGAAAACACTGTTTTAACATCCGAGTAGATCTCTTTTATCCCTTGCCATAATCCACGGAAAAAACCCTTCATTCTCACTATCCATGTTCCAAGATTCAAGACAAAATCCAATATACCCATGGATTGTAATGCATCCCTCATTTTCTCAGTGAGTGTGAACCCATCTCTAGTGGAACTGGACCAGATCATCGCCACTCCCTGCATAACTCCACCTAAGCGTTGTAAAATCTTTAACCATCCATCAGTAGCCGGAGCAACTTTACCATCGAGAACATCAGAGAATGAGGTAAACGATTTCTTTAATAACAGGAATAAACCAATCAATGCAGCACCCGCCAATAACCAAGGCCATAACGGAGCCATTGCAGCCCACAATGATGCTGTCAAAGCCCTGAGGCCTCCTATCAATCCCTTACTTGCGAACGCTGCGGCTATCTCTGCTTTTCCCATTGCTGCGAAGGATAATGCTGCTTTTGCAGACATGAACTGAACCAAGCTGATACTAGAAACCAATGCGCCTACTACAAGTAATAGCGTTCCTGTAACTCCTGTAAGAATTACTATTGCGCCACCAATAGGACTATCTATAATTTTTCTAAATTGTTCGAGAAGCATTGTTATGAAATTACCTACGATCTCAACAGCTGGTGCAAATTTATCTCCAAGATGTGTTGTTAAAACATTAAACTTGTTTTTAAGTTTCTCTACTACAGCAGCAAGATTTGTGTTTTTAGCATTAAACTCCGCCATAATACTATCCGTATTTGTCAAGGCTTTATTTGCCTCAACAACACGTTGCTTCATTAAATCTGTATTTGAGGCTAACTTTAAGAAAACCTCCGATACACGACCACCATCAAGGCCTAAACCATCCAGTAATTTAGCCATTTCTGTAGCGGTAGGGGCAATCTTTTTGGCTCCTACTGATACCATGTTTAACGCACCGACAATGTCAGTGTTAACCATCTTTTCAAATTCTTTAGTGCTTACACCTGCAACATATGCAAATTTAGCTGTGTCTTTTGCCATTCTTTGAAGTGTCAAAGGGAAATTTGTTCCTGCCACTTCTGCATTTGCTCCCATTTCCAAAAGAGCTGTAGATACTCCAAAAATATCTCCTGAGGTCATGCCTAATGATTGCCCTAATCCAGCCATTCTACCAACTACACTTGCAATATCTACCTCTGTTGCAGCTGCATTCGCACCCATGTAGTTAAGCACATTTCCTATTTTCAAAAGATCATCAGCAATGCTATCGGATTTAATGTCAAGTAATACATTTCGCATCTTACTTAAATCCCTTGCTAATACCTCAGGACTGGTAAACTGATCACCAAGAGCAACATTAAGTTTATCTACACTTGAAGTAAAAGAAGCAATGTCTTTCTGAGCCACCCCCATTGTACCTCCAGCCCTTGCCATTTCCAATAACCCTTCTATTGAAGTTCTTGTATCCAATGTCTCAAGATTTGACCTTAAATCCTGAAGAGCCTTTCCTGTAATATTTGTTGTTTTGGTAACATCTGATAATGCATCAGACATCTCAATACTCTTACTTATGCCTAAACCAATTGGGGCTAATAG